ACGCAGAACGCGACGGCGTAAAACTGATTTACGCTGTATAACAGGAGGTATATATGAAGCTCAAAGACCTGAAGCCGATCCTTCGCAGTGTAACCGGCAATCTTCAGTGGGCTATTGTCTGGGATCAAACAAAGCAAAGAACATTGGACAGCGGATGTTCTATTGAGTATGCTGTAAATGAATACGGAGAATACAGGATTGACCGTATCACATCAAGCTACGATCAGAAATCCGGTATGGATTCTCTGGTTCTTTATATCATCACAGATTAAGAATAGCGGGAAGGCAAAATCTTTCCCGCTTTTTTGTTTTCTGGTTAATTATCTGTATTGACGGCAGTTAGTTATAATAGGAGGTGATACTGGATGCCGTATATCAACGAAAACCTTTACTCATGTGATTTCTGTGAGACGGAAATCGAATGGGACAAAACCGATGAAATCCACGGTGAAATGTGGGGCTGCGAGGTCTGCGGAAGTATATTCTGTTCCAAATGCCTGAAAGATGCCGTGGGAGAGGATGGATACCGGAAGATCATGCAGGAAAGTGATCTTATCCGATGCCCTGACTGTGCCAAAGAATTTCTGAAAAAGGAAAACAAAAATGTTCACGAAAACTGAATGGGAAGAACTCCGTCAGATCGGTCAGCGAGAAGAAAGTTTCGACTGGGATATTCCGGGCGGTTACATTGTTTTCGGAACCTACGGAATGACCGTGCATAAATGGAGAAAAGGTCGTTGGATATGTAAGCACATCAACGACTGGCGAAACAAAAATTACAAACAAGTCAATGATGAGCTGAAAGCTCAAGAATGGAGTGAAAAATCATGAACGAAAAACACATATCCTACCGCTGCCCGAAATGCGGTAAAGTGCTTGCAAAGTCTGACAATCCGGAATATACCTATCAGTGCTTCGACTGCGACGAAGATTTCTATTCCATCGAAGCTGCGGAGTTTGTAACCACATTCACTGAACCTACCGAAGAAGACCGCCGCGAGTACAGCGAGTTCAACATCAATATGGATGACTGGATCAAGGTGATATGCTCCTGCAGAGATGTTCAGGACTATGTTTTTCTTCCCAAAAAGGAATTTGAGATGCTGGGCGTAGAGTATATCAAGGATCATGCTGTACTCATTCGCAGATTAAATACCTATTTCGTAGAAATCCCCCAGAACGACTATCACAACGATCTGACCAGAAATCCCGAAAAGATCATCCCCGTGGAGTTTGTTGAAATCGAATGCGGAACCGGACGGGAAGTATATCGCGGAACCGAATCCGAAAACTATTATCTGCGTGAAGTCTCCCGTCGTGAAGACTTTGCAAAGTGGCTTATCTGCGGAACCAGAAGACGAACGGATGACGGAAACCCGCCCAGAGCAAATCTGATTTTTCAGAACGGCGACCAGACGGAAAAAGTTACCTACAACGACTGGAATGGCGTATGCGCCTATAGCAATACCTTTAACCGCAATTTCCGCCCCAAAACCACCGAAAATACCTGATATACATAAATACTGTATATTTATACATAAGGAGATACCCATGATTTCATACCAGAAAGAAAGCGTAAAGATCGAAACCCGGTATCAGGTAGAATACACTGAACGAGAAGAAGAAAGAATTAAGAGCTTCCCTTCACTGGATGAAGCTCTTTCTTTCTATCTGGTTATGTTTTTCCGGATGTGCAGCACGAACGATCCTGACTGTATCAACGATGTGAAGCTGTTTGAGCAGGTCGTTCTGGATGGCGAAGTCATCCGCGAAAGCTGGATCGAACCGGTAAACACCATACTTCATTCCCTGCGAACGACTTTTCGTGATGAATCCATACGAGAAGTAAATGACCTGCGAATGCAGATGGATGAAAGTACCAAAGAAATTGACAGCTATAAGGCATTTATCCAATCTATTCGCGCAGAAGAAAACTTCAAAAATTTCGTTCATCAAGGTTAATTTCCGCCATGATCGGCAGTTAGTTGTAATAGGTGGACAACACATCAAGGAGGATTTACAATGACTACCTACAACAATAAGCCCGTTATTCAGGAGGGCGAATTTGATACCAGTACCGCAAAAATCGGCGACTATGTTTCGCAGGCTGTGGTGGATGACTTCATGGATTGTATGCCGCCTGCCTGTATGAGCAGCAGATGTTCCCAGCTCGGCGAACCCTATTCTATGCGGAAAGACCCGGACACAGGCAACTACCGCAATACCTATCTGACCTTCACCCGGATCGCTCCCGGTGTGTGGATGTACTGCGGCAACTGCTTCCGTGGTGAAATCACGGAGCGCGGTGACAAGATGATATTTGCCTGACAACATCAAATCCTGATGGGAGGTGCCAGAGATGCAGCTATTGCGGTTTTGGAGGGCTTCCGTTATCAAAAACCCTACCCCATAAATACAACTACAAATGGAGGTTGCCCTATGAAACTTTATGATCTGACAATGATCCTTGGGAACCCGGATCAGAAAGTCGTACTTATCAACAAGAAATCCCGCCGTATCATGTTTGAAGGTACGGCAATGGAGCTTCTGGATTATACCGGACTTGACCACCGTAAGGTATCGGAACTTTCCGTCAAGGACGGCGTTCTCCATATCGAAATCAAAGAAAAATAATTTCAGATTCCGGTTAATTATCGGATCGTTCAGCGGTTAGTTATAATAGAAACAAAACCAGAAAGGAAATCATCATGAAAAAGAAATTCTATGTTACCTATAAAATCGAAGCCAGATATGTGGCTGAGGTTGAAGCCGAAGACCTTGAAGAAGCAAAGGAAAAAGCCGAAGAAGAATGGGACAGCGCAGACTTTGGTGAAGCGGAAAACATCGAAGGCGAAATCATCATCGTCGAAGACGCAAAAGGCAATTACCTTTATGAAAAATAAGCGAGGTAAAAGATGAACCATCTTATTTGTAAGACCTGTCGCAGAATCATCAGGGACGCAAACTTTGAATGTTACTGCGAAATCAATCCCGGTATGGAAGATAAATACATACTGTGTAAGTCGTGCTGTGATGACGCCATTGAAAAAGGTAAGATTGTCCAGTGTGAAGCCTGCGGCAACTATTTCACCAATGATAAGCTCTGCAATAAGAAAGTCACAGCATATCATACCTTTTGCACTTGCCCGTATTGTAAAGGCGATATATTTTCTGGATGCTCCGAAGATGAGCTGACGGAAAAACTGGCAGAGTTAGGAGTACCCCGTCTGTAAAAATTCGCAGTAATCGCTACCCTTCAGAACGGAACCAATCGCGGTTACATGATCTCCGCTGTCGATGCCAATGACATGATGCTGAAATTCATGAAAATGGCAGACATCAAGTACATCACATCTATCAGCTACTCCATGATTCTGTGTGAGGAGGATGTGGACTTCGGATGAAACCTTTTAACTGGCAGCATATCAAATTCGCAGACGGAAGCAACCCGTACATCTGTACGACTGAAAAGAAATTCCGTCAGATGCAGAAAAAGTACAACCTTGTAAAGCTGGGTGAGAATTTCTGGCTGGCAAAATAAATTTCAAAAAATCTCAAAATCCGGTTAATTAAACCGTATGACAACAGTTAGTTGTAATAGGGGATCGAATCCCAAATCAAAAAAAGCAGAATTGAGAGGATAAAATTATGGCAGCAAATGTTGAATCTATGTTCTATGTTCGTGAGGTTCCGTGGCACGGTCTTGGCACGATGGTGCAGGAAGCTCCCACCAGCGCAGACGCTCTCCGTCTTGCCGGTCTGGACTGGGAAGTAAAGCAGCGCAGCATTCAGGTGTGCGGTGGCGCAAAGATCGAAAACTTCAAGGCAAACGTCCGCAGCACGGATGGCAAGGTGCTGGGCGTGGTCAGCGACAGATACCAGATCGTCCAGAATACCGAAGCCTTCAGCTTCACTGATGAACTTGTCGGCGGAGACGTTCGATACGAAACCGCAGGCAGCCTACAGGACGGCAGAAAAATCTGGCTCCTTGCCAAGATGCCTACCCGCAAGGTGATCGACGATGAAGTGGAACCTTACCTCTGTTTCTCCAATACGCACGACGGTTCCGGTGCGATCCGCGTCTGTATGACACCCATCAGAGTGGTATGCAATAATACCCTGAATCTTGCCTTGAATACCGCCCGTCGTCAGTGGTCTACCAAACACGTCGGCGACATCAACCAGAAGATGCAGGAAGCAAGAATCTGTCTGGAACTGGCAGATACCTATATGGATGAGCTTTCCGAATACGCAGAGAAACTCGCTAACAAGAGAGTCACCGACGATGAGCTGAACAAAATTCTGGATGAAATGTTCCCGGTTGATGAAAACGATACCGAACGCAGGAAGACTACTGCCCAGAAAGCAAAAGAAGAATTTATGGTATGCTACCTTCGTCCTGACATCGCTATGTACCTGAACACTGCATGGGGTGTTGTCAATGCCATGAGTGATATGGTAACACACTCCGAACCGCTCCGCAAGACGCAGGACTACCGCGCAAACAACTGGAACCGGATCATGGACGGTCACAAACTGCTGGATCGTACCGCTGAACTGGTCGGAGTAAAGTAAACAGAAGTAAAACAGAACGCCGCCTGTCGGAATCTACGATGGGCGGTATTCTGTTATCTGTCAATCCAAAGGAGTTATAATTATGAAATTAAGCAAGTTGATCGAAATCCTAAAAGAAACGATGTCTTATAACGGAGATATGGATGTTGTAGGCATAATTGACGGAGAGGTATTTGACGAACTTGAACTCAACTGTGCTGGTGAAGATTCGCCACTGTATATCGAATTATATAAAAAGCAAAATCAGGAGGGTGCAAAATGAAAATTATTATCAAGGTGGAAGGCGGCATGGTACAGGCTGTGTATGCCGATTGTGAAATCGAAGTAGATGTTGTCGATCTGGATGTTTCCGATTATCCGGACGATAGCGAACAGGAAGCCGCAGACAAGCGTGAAGAAGAACTGAACAAAACTGTAAAGCAGAAAGGCTGGAAGCAGGTATGGTAAGTGAAGAACAAATCAGCCAACATCCTATGGAGGACGCTTTACACCAAAGACAGACAACCTATAAACTGCACGGCGAACCTATTTCCCGTGAAAAGGCAATGATGATTCTGGGACGCAGAAAATTCATCACCGGGATCATCCGCAGCGTTTCTCATACTACCGCAAAAATGGAAGCAGACGATGGAATCATCGTCTATTTTGATTCCTCTGAACTCCATCGCGGGTAAGAAAATATTCTTCCGGACAGGTTAATTGTTCCGCAGAAATATAGTTAGTTGTAATAGAGAGGTGATATTATGTCATGTGCAAATTTCAAAAAGATGGACAATTTCAATCTGTTCATTCGTGATTACGATGAGGAAGACTATTTCCTTGTCCGCGATATAGAGGAAGCTCTGGAAGAACTGAATCACTCTTTTCTCTTTCACAAGATTTCGGTAGAGAGTGGTCATTATTATGGTATCCAGTTTTATGTAGAAGAAAACTACGATCTGGATGAACTGGATAACGATGATTGCCGGTACTACTTCGATATGTTTCGCAGCGTTGCAATCCGCCGTCATACCAGTGAGACAAACAAGATCAATCGAATTCTGAGTCGGATGGCTGACCAGTACGGTTTTGAAGAAGTATTCTGCAGTGCTGTATTCAGCAATGGCGAAGCGGTTTATACGCCAGTCAAGAATAACCCCAGAGCAAAAGTTTTGCAGGTAGTAGCTCCATACAGACCGTGAGGGAATCATGAAACTACATAAGATATATCAGATTCGGATACCGACCATGTATAATACACCGTGTCAGGTCGCTGTCTTTACGGATGGAAAAACGTGTAAAGTATTCCAGAAGGATTTTCAGAATTGGTGGAGAAATAACAGTCTGGAGCGATATGGCTCCGTTGCTGTTATCGAAAGAAAACTGTACGAAATCGAAGCGGAAGCCAACCGCAGAGAAGCATTCCGGAAACAGAGAATGCAGACAAAACATTGAAATCAAATTAAATTTATGATATAATGGAGTTGCGAATGAATATGAACAGAGGCAAGGTGCTTGCAGTGGATTTTTCTAAGAACAACATGAACATGGGTCAGCGGATCGAAGCCGCCAAACAGAAAGCAGAAGCAGACTACAACGACAAAATCAATAAATCCCGCGAAGCGGACGTAGACGTTCGTGACTTCTTCACCCCGGAAGAACTGGATCGGATTCTCTCCGACGATTATTTCAGCGGCAAGGTAGCCAACCTCTCCGTTATGCAGAGATATAACAAGGTCAAGCAGGCAGCACAGTGGTTGGAAGCAAACAGCATGGAAGTCACCGGTATCGAAATCGAACCGCTGTCAAAGAACCGTCCCAATGCCGTTATCACCATCGAAATCCGCCGTCTGGCTTCCCTTCGTGGTAAGGAACTGCGGGTATTTTCTGCCATGAACATTCTTGCAGATTCCGTCTTCATGTCCGGTATCAAGGATTCCGCAATCCGTTTTACCTTCGGTCTGGAGGGCGTATGGGAAAAGTAAAATTATGCTTCCCGTGGATGATGGTCGGAAGATATGCAGACGATGAAGAAATCACAGTAGGCGGCTTCGATGAAGAAGACTGCATGATGAAGCTGATTGCCAAGCAGGAAAAGCATGGAGAACTGACATGGTATTCCGGAGTAAACGATGAAGATTATGTCGATGGCGAATATGTCGGCAGAGAAAATTTTATATACGAATGAGTAAAGACGCTGGATGAACCCGGCGTTCTTTTTTTTTGCAGAAATTTCAGAAATTCGGTTAATTTCCCTTCCGCAAAATAGTTAGTTGTAATAAGAGAAAAACACGGAGGTCATTTATGACAATCAACCATGATAAAACATATATCACAGATTCCGAAATGCTCCTTCTGGAACGTGGATACGCAGTAGAAGACCTGCATTCCTTTCGGATCGAGTTCCGCTACACAGAAGACGAAATGAAAGCCAACAAAGAGTACGCAGATCAACATTCACAGGATGAATGGACAACTGAATGTATCAAGTGGGGTATCGAGAGAAGTAATGAAATCCAGCCCGTTATGGAAGCGATTGCGGAAAAGTTTGTCTGTTATCAGTACGAACCGGATTGTCCCATCCCATACCGCAGTACCGACTGGGAGCTGTATTTCTGGTGCGGTGATCTCTACAATAAGACGGACGGCAAAGAATCCGGCAGAGACTTTTCCTACTTCACCCTCTCTTTCAATGAGCGTATGACCACCCAGCAAAGGATGGAAATCCGGGATCGCGTCCTTGCGTTCCTGACAGAAAACTTCTCCGATATGATTCACCTGTGCGTCACTGTCCAGTACACAACGACAACGGATGAACAAAAGCTCACAGAAGATGCAAAAGCCGTCCTTCCCGGTCTTCTTGGCAAAAGGTGTACTTATGGCAGAATGGAAGGTAAGATCGTCCAGACCGCAAATGGTGTATTCTTCATGAAAAAATACGCCAGAACCAAAGGGTATCGCCTGACTGATACGGACATCCTTCGGATCAGTTGGAAGATGGAAGCCTGAATAAAAACAGGAGGACGAATCTGCATGACCATGATCCTTGCCGCCATTTTGATTGGCAAGCTCATTTATGATGGGGTAACATCATTTTTCGCACAGGTAGCCGCCGCATCCTACAATCCCTATATCGAATACAGAAAACACATGAATAATCACAAGGAGAACAGAAAATGAATCTTCTCAATAAATTCAACGCAGTCGAAATTGCAGCCGACACCAGAATTTCCGAAGAGGATCGTGTGTACTGCCAGACACAGCAGGAAGCATACGACCATGCAAGAGGTGTTTTGAAAGTGATGGCTGAACGTAGTAAGGCAGATTTGGATGAACAGACTCGCTTGCTTAATCAAAGCGAACAGGAAGTTTACTCTACCTATCTCGGCGATTTCAAGCCGAACAGATTTGTCGATGACCTGCAAAACTCCCACAGCCTGTTCATCGGCAGAATTTTCTCTTACTTCCGCCAGACCTACAAGGTTACAATTTCGGAAAGTGATGCTAAGGAAGTGCTGCTTCCGAAAAAACCTGATGGCTCCAGAGCTTACACAAAGGAAGAAATTCAGGCTCTTACCGAAGCTACAAAAGCCTACAATGAATCCCTGAACAATCTGGCATTGAAGTACAGCGACATTCTGGATCAGGTGTTCATTCAGCTTGGCGGATTCACCTTCAAGGATAAGGCAGTTCAGGAACTCAAAGACGCAGCACACAAAGCTGGATGGAACAGCTACAATGGCAAGAAAGCATACGAACAAAAGAAAGCAGTTCTCTCCTTCCCCGGTTACGCCTGCCATTTCGATGGATGGTATGAGGAATACCATAAGGGTGAACATCAGATCGAACTGACCGACAGTATGAAAGCGGTCATCCGTGCGCTTGCTCATTTCGATCTCGGTATCATGAGCGATTTCCCGTACAAATTTTCCGTACTGCTTAGTTATCGTTGGATAACGGAAGAAACCGAAATACCCTTCCATCTGGATAAGCTCAAGAGTATCAAGTGTTTCAAGAACGGACGTGTGGATGTCCGTTTTACCAGTGAAGCCTACGCCCGTCAGTTTGCCGAAGAATATCTGGGAGATGCAGTATAAATAAAATCTATATAACAATGGAGGATAAAAAAATGGAATATCTTTATAAGAGTGATGAATACTATCTCCAGTATGTTGGAAAGTATTTCAAAAGAATTACAAAAACTGAGTGCGATCATGTTGCTATAAAGATCCTTGACTTTAAGGATAAGGAATTTTTAGTTGAATATTGTTATCTTACACTGGGTAACGCCATTGTAGAAATCACAAGGATGACTTGCTCAATGGTTGATGAAAACAATTTCACAGAAATTTCAAAAGAAGAATATGAGGCTGTCTATTATCTCTCGGTATACAAAAAACCGGATGTTATTAAAGCAAATCCGGAAGGTAAGGCAGATAAGGCATCCGTCGAATACATGAAGAAACAGATCGAAAAACACACCAGAAGCCTTGAAAAGACAGCTTCCCGCTCCGGTGTCACGGAAGAAGAACTGAACAACATCCGTGCTAAGATCGGATACTACAAAGAAGCTGTGGAAGCTCTGGAAGCAAAAGCCGTATGAAAGTTCTGACCGATATACTGAAAGTAGACGGCTTCCCCATCATGGAGTTATACCAGATGGGGAACGTCGTTCATATATGCAGCAGTCGGATCGCCGATTATCCGATTGAATTCAAAACGCAAGACGAAGCCAAAGCCTTTATAACCGGAGTGAAATGGGCAGTTCAGCATTACGGCGGTGAGCTGTTCCATTTCATGAAGCATATACCGGATACTAATGAGATCATAAAGCAGGATGGATGAAACATGAAATACAAAAACTTACAGCAAACGATACCGCAGGAAAGCCGTCAGGGATTGAACGATAAAATACTGTACCTGATTGACAACGATTTGGCGGAATCTTCCGGGATCACCTGTGAAGATATTTACAATGCGTACACCGGTGACGGCGGATTACACGGTCTGAAGTTCAGTGACTTCGACAGCTACCACGCATATTCGGAAGCCAAGAAGGAGATCGAAAACGGACAGTTTTTCACTCCTCATAAAGTCTGCGAATTTATCATGGATTGCCTTGCCCTGAACAACACGGAAATCGTGGCTGACCTGACCTGCGGAATGGGTACATTCTTTAACTTTGCTCCTTTGGAAAGCAATGTGTACGGCTGTGAGTTGGATGTAAAAGCCTATAAAGTTGCGAAGTATCTGTATCCGAAAGCAAACCTTACCTGTGGAGACATCCGTACATACACTCCGGGTATTAAGCTGGATTACGTTGTTGGCAATCCTCCGTTCAATCTGTATTGGTGGGTGGATGGCGCACAGATTCTGTCCCAGCTTTACTACTGCCAGAAAGCGGCAGAGCTTTTGAAACCTATGGGAATTATGGCTCTTGTTGTTCCCCAGTCGTTCCTTGCGGATGACTTCTCTGACGGCGGACTGATTAAGGAAATGGAAAAGCACTTCAGTTTCCTCGGTCAGTTCTCACTGGACAAAAATACGTTCGCCTCTCTCGGCGTGACAGGTTATACTACCAAGGTTCAGTTCTGGCAGAAAAACAGCGAAATGGACGGATGGAATGCAAACCACTATTCCGTTCAGACCTACGATACTGTTAGTTTGGATGAATCCGGCAGACAGTTTGTTCGTTCTAACTTTCTGGATACCGCACAGGAACAGTTCCGCAAAAATCATTCGCACATCCTGTTGGAAATAGCAAGAAGCGAGAACGCAGCCGATGACTTTACATATAAAGTAAAGAAATATCTGTACCACATCCAGTCCCACCCTCTCCTGCGTGAAAAGTATGTCAAATGCTGTGAATATCTGAATCGTTTCTATACCCAGAAACAGCCGGATGATATGTCCGATGAGGAATGGTGCAGAGTCCGCATTACTGAAGCCAAGGTGCTTGCATATCTCCGCAATACAATCCGCAAACAGCATCCGCAGAAGTACGAAGATATAATTCGGATGGTAAAGCACGACGATTCCATCGGATATAAGGCATACAGCCCCAAGGCAGCCCGTCAGCTCACAGATGAAATGAAAGAAATCAAACCTTTCTATCAGATCGTTTCCGAAGAAATGGATTCCTCTGCGTTCGGGAATTATGCCAGAATGATCCGTCGCCGTCAAAGAGAATACCAGATTGAACAGATGCAGCTTCTTGATATGGAACAGGATCCCAAGCTCTCTGCATGGCTGGATAAATTCACCCTTTACGATAAGGAAAATGAAGAAGAAATTCGTTTGAATGACATCCAGAAACACGACCTGAATCTTGTACTGCAGAAACGCTATATGCTTTTGCAGTGGGAACAGGGTTCCGGTAAAACACTTGCCGGGATTGCCGCCGGTCTGTATCGGATGGAGAAGCAGAACGCTTTTTGTACATGGGTTGTCTCCCCTGCTATTTCCATCAAGAACAACTGGGATGTGGTACTGCCTAACTACGATCTTTCTTATGTTGTCATTGATAAAGTGGATGACCTGAACAGAATCAAACAGGGCGACTTCGTTCTTATTACCCTGAATAAACTGTCCGCATACCACAAACAGATCAAGAACTGGGTCAGACAGCATGGACAGAAAATCGCTCTGTGCTTCGATGAAAGTGATGAAATGTCCAACCCTTCCAGTGTTCGTGCTAAGGCAGTTTTGAACGCTTTCAGAAGATGTAAGTATAAACTGCTTATGACTGGAACCAGCACAAGAAACAACATCGGAGAATTTGCGCCGCAGTTGGAGCTTGCATATAACAACTCTGCGAATATGATTTCATGGTGCGATACCATTTACCATTATGAACGCGCCACCAAGGATAATCCGGAAGCCGGACTGTCCTGTAAAGGCAATCCCCATTACGGCAGACCGATCCCCGCATACAAGGCAGGATATGCCCTGTTCTCAGCAAGTCATTTGCCGGAACGGATCACTGTATTCGGCGTAGGTCAGAAAACACAGGATATCTATAACGCTGAAGAACTTCAGCAGATTCTCGGACGTTTCGTAATCACTCGAACTTTTGAAGAAGTATCCGGCAAGAATATCAAGCAGATTCATCAGATTCCCGTTCGATTTGCGGATGCGGAACGCGCTGTATATCAGAAAGCGATCAACGAATTCCATGCGATGCGTAGTCATTACTTCGCTTCCACCGGAAACTCCCGTAAGGATTCCATGATGCGTTTGATTCAGCAGATTACATTGCTTCTCAGAATCAGTGCAGCTCCTAATACCGTTATGGAATACCAAGGAGGAACACCAGAGAAAATAAAAACCGTACTGGAACTTTGTCAGTCTATGGACACTCAGATCGTAGCAATCGGTGTGCGTCATAAAAATGTGGTGGATGCCTATGCACAGGCAATCAAGGAAACTATGCCGGATCGCCCTCTGTTTATCGTCACTGGTTCTACCACCACACTTGCAAAGAGACGTGCGCTCCGTAAAACCCTGAAAGAAAGCAAGAACGGAATTCTTCTCTGTACGCAGCAAAGCCTTCCGTCCAGTGTAAACTTTGAATTTGTGGATAACGTAATCATCCCCGAACTGCACTACAACAATTCCCGGATGAGCCAGTTTTATCACCGTTTTATCCGATACAATTCCACAAACGAGAAGCATATCTACTTTGTTACCTATCTTGGAAGTATCGAGTCCAACCAGATGCAAATGGTTCTCGCAAAGGAAAAACTGAATCTGTTCATGCGTGGTCAGGACGCAGATTTGGATGAAATCTACGACAAGTTTGGTGTTGACTACGATCTTCTTTCCGTACTCATGTCCCGTGAAGCGGATGAAAACGGCAACTTCCACATCCGCTGGGGCAATCAGGATATTTCATAAGGAGACACAACATGAAAAGAATACTTATCTGCCTGCTGATTGCACTGTTTGCTTTCAGCAGTTGCGGATCACAGAATAATGTTTCTGTCAATAACTATACATCAGAAAACGCAGTGGATAGTAATACCGCCTCGTCTCTCTCAACAACCAATGGATATGTTACAGAAATATATGATGGAGATCGTCTGATCCAACGCTCCGAATATAATAAAGCCTACGGCACAACTATCGTCTATATTTATAAATGGACAAATAATGGATGGGGTATGTTCTGTAAAGGGGTTGACGTTGTGACTATCGACAAATACGGTAATATCATTTCTCAGAGTGGTAATACAGATGGAGAATGAAATTTTACTTATCTACGACGAACTGTGTCTTGATGGATGCGGTATCATCGGAAAACGCCGGAAAGATGGTCGGTGGGATTCTAAAACATACAGAATCTTAAAAAAGCTGCGCGAACTTGCCAGCCGTGACCATATCATCGTAGAATTCAATACCAAGGACGGATCCGTAACGCTTAAACCCATTCCCGCAAACAAAGAAAGCTCCCCTTAAATGGGGAGCAGATTTGTAGGCTCACGATTTGTACATATGGAACAGCGGATCCTTTTGTGTGAGAATTTTACGCATATTACTTTCCCATGCAGTTTTTACATGAGAGCGTTTCCATTTCTGATATTCGTTCCACCGGTTTTCTGACGCAGATACGGACAAACCGAACACACTGCGAATATCATCCGGCGATTCAATTTCCATCATTTCAAAAAATGGCATCGGACACAGGAGCGTTGCTGCAAATACATTTGCCTCCTGCTCAAAAGCAGCGGTAGAAATATGATTTAAGTTTTCTGTTGGACGTTCATCCCAAAAGAAATCTTCATCTTCTTCTGCGATCTTAGGTTCTGTCATAAGAGGAAGATGTCGGAGGACTACATGACCAAGTTCATGTGCCTTTGTCCAGCGTCGTCTTCCAGAGACATTGTTATCAGATCGATCATTATTCCACAGAATCAAATATCTGTCGTTGGCAATATCGTAATGTGTACATCCAGAACTGCTTTCGCATAACGCCGCAACATCTTCAACGGAACAATTATTCAGTTTTGCAAATTTCGCATATGTCATTAACTTGCAGTTCGGAAGTCGTGCAATAATGTCGGATGGTTCAATCGGAAACTCAATGTTTTCCATTTGCTTATAAATCTGTAGCACCTGATTATAAATATACTGATATCTAATCATTATTCGCACCTTAAATATCTCTTGGATAAATACAATATACTATTCTTCTTCGTCGTCTCCGCTTGATTCTTCACTTTCTTCACTGAACGCTTTATCAAATGTAGCACGTAAACTATTCATCATACGGCTACGATCTTCATCAGACATTCTGTTCCTTGCTCTTTGGATAGATATGATATCTTTATCGCCAATGAATTTTTCAAGCGGCTGTTCGATATCGGTACGTCCAATCAAATAGTCAATCGAAACATCAAAGTATTCAGCAATAGTTTTTATTTTATCAATGGATGGAGATGTTGTAGTCTTCCATTTTCGGATCAGAGACGTGCCAATATCAAGATCTTCTGACATTTTCTTGATTGTGATATTTCTATCCTTACATAATTTTCGTATTCTCTGAAATAAAATTGAATCCATAAAAACCTCCGCAATTTGCGATAATATTTTATCGTTTTCCTATTGACAGCAACACTTTTGTGTGCTATAATAAGAGCAACCGAGAATATATTATCTTTTTCGGATATATTATAACTCATATTTTCTCTTTTGTCAAGACATAATAATGAAATTGGAGGCAGAACCATGATAATCAATAATGGTATGAGGGACGAACCGATCTCAGCGGTTGACTTGGATACGATCAGCGTTAATCCCAAGCGATTCGTATTCAAATGTCATAAAAAACTCTGGGATGATGTACTGTATGAAGCAGTACAGTTGGCTCTTGCCAGCGGAACCGTACCGAACATCTATACCGACGTGTACGAAGAAATAGTCTCTGATGCCGAATTACATATTGGATTTCATATCCAAAAAAAGTATGTCCGCCCCTATGCAGATTTATTTGTTACAACAGTATCCGGTGAATCTGTAAGCAAGCGTTTCCCTGTAAGTGCAAAGAATGAAGAAATAGCTAACATTCTCGATCATGTTATTGCCAACAATTGTCATGGTGTATCTCCGGAGTTTGCAGAGTATTTCATCTCCATGTATCTTACTTGGAAAAAATACGAAAAAAATTAAAATTATTTTGCTAACTCCTATTGACAAATCGTTTTCTGTGTGGTATAATAACATCATCCGAGGAGCAAACTAAACAACTTCATAGGCATGGAGGGGTGAACGTGGATAACAGTAGTTACCGTGACCTTTATATCGAAAAGCTTCTGAACGGAAATGCACATTCCGAAGCATCTGCACGAACGGTTCAAAATTTCTGGATGCGCCTGCATCGCTTTGAACAAAAATACCAAAAAACCTTGGAACAAGGCTATACCAAAGATGAGTTCATTCGTCTGATCTCCGATCTGAACACAAGCAATATTCAAGGTTTCCTTGCAGACAAAAGCCGTATCAAAAAATACCTTGAGTTCCTTTTGAAATACGGTATCGTAAACGAAGACAACATTGAACTGCTCGTATCTATAAAATATGACGATATTGATACAAGTCAGGTCTACGAAGCAAACTTTTTCAAGAACTTTCAGGAATTGCAGAATGCCATTGATGCAACTTTGGACGCAGCAGATAGAATAGATGATGCTATTTTTGCTACACAAATTGCCGCTATCTATATGGCATGGTGTGGAGTTCAATTAGAAGATGCTATCGCCATGTTGAAATCGGATGTCAAGGACGATCATATTGTTGTTGGAAACAAAAACATATACCCAAACCAGAAAATCATGAGTTTTTTGACTGAGTATAAGGATGCCACCGAATATAGATCTTCTGCCAGAGGAATAATCACTCTGAAATATGTCGAATCCAGTTATCTTTTACGAACCGTAAGATCCGCAAGAATAGAAGAACCTAAGGTCATGCGAATCTTTATAAGGAATTTCGGTAAAAGCGACCCGGATCAGGACGCTAACCTATTCCATTATGATAAGGTATATTGGTCTGGGATATATCACAGAGCGTATCTGTATGAATGTGCAAACGGAACAATCCGTCAAGGTGATATGGAAACTATCAGCAAGGTTTTTAACGAAAAATACATCAATGTTTCTGTGGCAAATAAACGCTTACAGTCTTATCGAAAGTTTGTGGATTACTTCTTCCCGACAAGATAACATACTTACAAAGGCGCAAGCCTTTTAAGTACACCTATGGAATTAACTAATCAACCCTATTTGTCCGCACAGTTCCCGGTGGAACGCCTTAACGGAGAGCGGGTTTAACTCCCGAACGGATAACAAATGCAGAAAACTTGCTATGTTAATTCTATGAATGGGAGGTGATGCGATTTGATTGGATGCGGATATTGCCAATGGCAGAGAGGCTTTTGGGTAGAATCGTCTGTGTCAGTAAATGCTCCTAAAAAAGCGTTTATTCGCCTTGGAACCAATGTTTTCTCTGATACTGCTGGTAATCATATTCAGTTCAAATACTGCCCAATGTGCGGAAAGCCGCTACCGAGTCCGCCTGATAATGGGGGGGTAGGGTCAACATCCTTGCCGTACTTTTTCCGAATAGGAAAACTCAAAGAAGTAACATCATAATCTCTGAACAAGGAGTAAACAATCATGGAAAAGACTGAAAAGATCAAGAATGAACCCAAAATCGAGGCAAAAACAGAAACGGGTAGTTACTGGGTGGACAAGTCCATTACCTGTAACGGCTGTAAGTTTCTGAATTTCCACAAACGCGGCTGCCGCAGAAATCAGCCTCAGGGCAAAGTTAAGCCATTGTCCACCTATGTAAACGCAGACAACTATGTAGCTGTCCTGAAACCTGCCGACTGTACATACAAGAAAGAACAGGCGGAGCAGAAGGAACAGAAAAAGGAGTCCTAATGCTCGGCGGTAAAAGCGGCTGCAATATCTTGAAGAAAACAATGGGAGTTATTATTCTTCTGATAATATGGCAGATTGGATCCGCCATGACAACGCCGCTCTTTATCCCCTCCCCGTTATCCGTTGTATCTGCATTGGTTGGACTTATTAAAACCAATCAACTACTTCCCGGTTTGCTTTACTCTTTCGCTCGTATATCTGTGTCCGCCATTCTGTCGATGGCAGTAGCAATTCCCCTTGCATTACTGATTTGTGCAGTAAAACCTGTTAAAGATGCGATCACACCAATCGTATCTGCAATGAGGTACATTCCAGTTACAGCATTTTCGCCCCTTCTGATCCTGTGGTTTGGAATAGATGAGACTATGAAAATTTCGTTTCTGTTCCTTGCAACCTTTGTGTATCTTCTCCCATCAACCATACTGTGCATGGAAGATGTGCCGCAGGATCTGATTGATACCGGGAAGTCAATCGGAATGCGACCACATGAAATTATTGCAGAAATTCTTTTGCCAGCCGCACTGCCCTCTATTATGAATTCGTTCCTGATGATGTATGGAATCGGATGGACGTATGTTGCTGTTGTGGAAGAAGTGAACGCCATAAAAGGTCTTGGCTTCATCATCAATGTAGGAGCCGCCAGAGGTAAAACCGCCATTGTGTTTGCAGCAATCCTCACGATTGTGGTGTTCAGTTATCTGTTTGATCGTATCGGAAAGATGCTGATCCGGAAAACATTTCAGTGGAGATACAAAGATGATAACATTGAATAATCTATCGGTTGGGTACGATCACCCTCTCACCGATCCGTTGAATTTCACATTTGAGAATGGGAAGATTTACGGAATACTCGGAAAATCTGGCTGTGGAAAAAGCACATTGCTGAAAACCATTGCTGGACTGCATAAACCACTCTCAGGCGAAATCATCAGAAAAGACAGACAGCTTATCTATATGATGCACCAGAGATACACCAATTTCGATTGGCTTTCCTGCAGAGACAACATCCTGATTGCTGAAAGAACTCGCAGCAAACGCAAGTCACTTGTTCCAACAGCAGAGCGAATCCTGCAAGAAGTTGGTCTTGGTGATTATCTTGATCGATATCCAACGGAACTCTCCGGCGGTATGCAGCAAAGATTGGCTCTTGCCAGAGTCCTGTTTGTCAAGCCTACATACCTGCTGATGGACGAACCGCTTTCCGCACTGGATGATGTAACCAGAACAAAGATGCAGAACCTTATCATGGAAGTCCATCATGAAACCGCAAACACAATCCTCATGGTAACACACAGCGAAGAGGAAGCTGTGAGGATGTGCGAACATATAATCAAGCTCTCATAAAGGAAAGGAAAGGAAAGAAAATGGGATTATTAAAGAAGCTTATCGTATTTGAAGACGATAAAGCGGAGACTACCGTACCTGTTCCCGTACAGGAAGAACCGACAGAAGAAGTCCCGATTGCAGTTGATGCGGATATCGAGTCTCCTGCAAATATTATCGACGAAATCTACGGTCAAAATGACCTGTCAGATAAGACAAATTCTATCTTTACCGTACAGGCTCTTATCGCAACGCTCCCGCCGGAAATGCCTACGGCAACAAAACAGGCTACTATCGCCGGAATTCTGGCGGTGTCTGGTATCAAGGTAGAAACACTGCTTTCTGATGGTGATACCAGAATGTCGATGCTGAAAGCTGCAGAATCTAAGATTACCAGAGAACGTACAGCAGAAATCGAAATCGCCAAGATGGATATTGAAGCACTGAAACAGGCAATCGAATCTGCCAACATCAAGATCAAGGAAGCAGAAGATATCATTTCTGCCGCTCAGTCCTCTATTACAGATGAGGTAAAGTCCATCACAAATCTCATAGAATTCTGTAAAGGAATGGAGGAATCCAAGTGAAAATCATTCTCGGAATTATCCTTGCTATTATCCTTCTCGCTCTTATTCTCTTCCCGGAAGTCCGCAAGAAGTTAAAGGTACTTGTCAGCGGATTTCTGAATGTTTTCGTTGAAGATGCCGCCAAAACTCCTGAAGGCGCGGCGGCAATCTTTAGTGAAGCAATCGAAGAAATTCGCGCAAAATACAACCGCGCTTCCGATACATTAAACAAACTTTCAGGAGAATTGAAACACGCGGAAGATGCCGCCAAAATTCTTGAAAACAAAATCAAGGAAGCGGAAGCCGCTTGTGAAAACCTTGTAAGGAACGGCAAGATGAAGGAAGCTGAAATCTATGCTGAAAGCCGTTCAGAACTCATGACGGAACTCGCACAAAAGAGGGAGTGTATCGCTCGTCTGAAGCCGATGGTAGCTGATGCTACGCAGATATACGACACACTCGGCAAGAAACTTCGTGAAACTCAGCGTCTCAAGAAAGAAACCGTCAACGGAATGCGTATGAACGACCAGCTCAAAGACATCCTCGGAGATCTGGATGAACTCAAAAAGGATACAGCCACCAAGAAACTTCTGGATTCCGTCATGGAAGGTTCCAGTGACTTGAAGAAGGAAGTGGACGGCGCACGGATTGTTCATGAAAACCGTACCTCCACCAAGGTGGAACGCGCCGAACAGCAAGCAGCCAAACTCGCCAATGACGAATATCTTGAAAATCTCAAAAAGAAATATGGAGGATCTAAGTAATGAAACTCAAGTTGACCACCGCTGGTCGCGTCGTCCTGTTCGTAATCATCATCGCTATTCTCTGTGTCGCCGGATTCTTCGGCTATCGCTACATTGAAGAACATAAGCCCGATCTTATCCCCAGTTTCGGAAGCGATACATTGGACTCCATTATCGGCACATCCGATACTGACAATAAGACTTCAAACACTCCCGCAGTAAACAAGACGGATACCGCAGATCCGACTATCAATCTTTCACTGGATGAATGGATTGGTTGGAAGCCGATCATCGACGCAAATGGTGGTTTGACCACTCAGCCCGGTTCCATTTTTGATAAACTTGGAATCACCGTCAATATCAATATTATCAACGATGCAGAAGCATCCAGTAATGCGCTGATTAAGGGTGATCTTAACGCAGCCGGATATACTCTCAACCGTACAGCATTCCTTTCCGGAAAGTTCACCGATGCCGGTTTGGATGTAGTAATTCCTGTGTACACTAACTTCTCTGACGGTGGTGATGGCATCATCGCACTCAGCAAGTTCAAATCCATCGAAAGTCTCGTAGATGCCAAGATTGGTGTTCCCAAATTCAGTGAAGCCCAGTCTCTTGTTATCTGGTTTGTCAATAAATCAGACCTCCCCGACGCAGATAAGCAGAAGATCATCGACAACCTTATTCTGCTGGAAGACGCAGAACAAACTGGTCAGGCGTTCTTTGCCGGAAGCCTTGATGTTGCAGCAACATGGCAGCCGTATCTTTCCAACGCCGAAAACAGTACCAATTCTCACATTTTGTTTGACACTACCGCTTCCAACAAACTCATCATGGACGGTATCCTCTTCCGTTCCGATTTCGCATCGGCACATCCGGATGTAGTGTCCAAGTTTATTGATGGTATCTTCCAAGCCGAAGATATGTACACCACTGAGTTTGAATACATCCGTAAGGTTATGCCCATGTTCGCTGACTCTTCTGATGAAGAAATCCTCTCCATGTGCGGCGATGCCGGTCTGATGGGATATTCAGAAAATCTCTCCGCTCTGGAAAATGACTGCCCCACTGTTTATGCTGATATGTGTACCATCTGGGAAAGCATCGGTGAAACTGTAGACAGAACCCTTGGAGCAACCCTGTTCGATACTTCCTATATCAAGACGCTTTCCGATAATTATTCTTCTATCACAGAGAAGGAAGCCTTTGAGATCACAGAAGAACAGAAGGAATCCATTAAGAATGCACAGGCACTGCTTTCCAAGTCTGCAACCGTAAACTTTGTCATCAATACCGCAAAGTTCCTTGACAATGCAGAAGCAAATGCAACTCTCAGTGAATTCGTGGAAATCGCAAAAACTCTGGACGGCACTGTAATTCAGATCGAAGGTAACATCAATTCTTATGATGATACTGATGCCGGACGTAAGCTCTCCGAAGAACGTGCCAAGACCGTAAAGAATTTCTTCGTGGCGAATGGCATTGATGTAAATCGTATTATCGTTGTTGGTAACGGCAATACAAAAATGATCGTAGACCCTTCCGCACAAGACAGTGAAAAGAACCGCCGTACAGATGTGTTCTTTAAGACTGTGGAAGGTTAAAGCTTAAAACTCTGAACAACACAACGGCACTTACAGCAATTTGATACGCATAATTTGGGGTTATGAATGTATATGTGCCGTGACAAAAAATAAAGACGCTTACAGCAATATCACTAATCGCCATTCATCGACTGATTATCGAAAGCGTTTTACAGAGAAGCTTTGCTTCTCATGTGGAGCAGTAAGCCTAATTGGTAAGGCAGCGGTTTGCTAAACCGTCAGTAATTCGTAAGGATGTGCAGGTTCGAGTCCTGTCTGCTCCGTCAAGTATTCCTTTGGAAACTTAAAAGCAAGTAGGCAAAGAGAAAGCCTATCAAACGACAAACAATAACTGAACCTCCCTTCTCTTTTCAACCTCCCTCCTGCCTGTTTGTCGTAAGATACAAAATAGACCATCTATTGTATGGGAGAATAGCCCATACCTTGCTTGATATGCCGGTGTGGTGTAATTGGCAGACACATCAGGTTTAAGCCCTGATGCGCGTAGCGCGTATGGGTTCAAGTCCCTTCTCCGGCATTTATTCTGGGAACGTCTGGGAGGCAGCGTTATAAAGTGTAACGGACGGCGTACACTAACAGCAAATTTACCTTTGAGATCTGGTACATCTTATGCTTGTGGTTCGATTCCACAGTTCCCACAATCAGCCGTCATTATGCGGAAGTAGCTCAGTCGGCAGAGCAATGAAAAAGATATGGTGTCGCGTATGCTGACATTAACAGCAATGTTCTTTGAAATGGGTTCACGTGTCGAAGGTTCGATTCCTTCCTTCCGCTTCAGCGTACATAATACGCTTCATATAACTCCTTTCTGCTGACCCATATCGGATAAGGGTCGTGCTTGAAATTCACTTGCCAGATTTCAGCATTTCGGAAGAACCGATGAATCCGATTCAATATTCGTGCGTAACACCTGCAAAAGTACACTGTGGATGCGATTGGTAAATATCGGTTCGATTCCGGTTGCACGAGTCAAATGTCAGGGTAGCTCAGTTGGATAGAGCGCGTATAATATGTCTTGTGTGAGACATTTACAGCAAATTTATTCAAGGTCTGTTAAACCCGAGGTCGTGGGTTCGAGTCCCACCCCTGACGCACATACGGTGGTAGTCAAGCGGGAAGACGGCGGCTCCCCTTCGTGTGATCCGTAAGGTTCACTGACAGCAATGTAAAAATCCAAGCTGCAAGCGCAGGTTCGATTCCTGCCCACCGTTTCCCTCCTTAAAGACACGATCAGCAATGTTACATAGTAGCAGAGGTTCGTCTAATTGGTTTAGGACAACTGAAAACAGTGATGATGGTTCGACTCCACACTTCTGCGCGTTCTTTGTGTGTCTTGAGGATAAACAAACACTTTAGAAATTAACTAAACAAACCAAGGAGGAATTAAACAATGAGTAACTTTGTTTCAAACATGAAGAAAACCATGCTCGCAGATAACAATTACTCTATGACCGAAAATGGTGCTATGGGATATCGTACCACTGGTAAAGAACTGTTGGATCTGAACTTCGCCGTTGCATCTCTTCGTTCCGCATCCCCGGACGATATTGCCAAACGATTCACTAAGGCTTTCTTTGAAGACAAGGTGACAGCAATGAAGTGGCTGTTTTTCGCAAGAGATATCCGTGGTGGTCTTGGTGAACGTCGTTTGTTCAGAATCATCCTTTCCAATATGGCTGAACACAATCCGGAATACATCATCCCCCTTCTGAACCTGATTCCTGAATATGGACGTTATGATGATCTGTGGTGTCTGCTGGATACCAACCTTCAGATAAACGTACTTGACCTTGTTTCCGTTCAGCTTACACAGGATATTCAGAATCTTAAAAAGAATGGCAGCATTTCCCTTCTGGCAAAGTGGCTTCCTTCTGTAAACGCCTCTTCTAAGGAAACCAAGCGTTATGCAAAGCTTATTTATAAGCATATGGGGGTTACAGAACGCGACTATCGCAAAGCTCTTTCCAGACTGCGTACCAAGCTGAATGTGGTGGAAAAGAAGATGTCCGCAAAGCATTGGAACGAAATCATTTATGAAACTGTTCCTTCCCGTGCAAACTTGATCTACAATTCAGCCTTCCTTCGCAACGATGAAGAACGTCGCCGCAATTACCTTTCCAGACTGGAAAAGGGTGAAACAAAAATCAACGCCGGAACACTGTATCCGCACGATATTGTACATAAGTATATGTCGAACAGCTACAATGTGAAGGGTATCGTTGATTCTGCACTGGAAGCAATGTGGGATTCCCTTCCCGATACTGTAGCAGGCTGCGGAAATACTATCGTTGTCGCTGATGGAAGTGGAAGTATGACAAGTACCGTTGGCGGATCCAGCGTTAGCGCATTGAGTGTAGCCAACGCACTTGCAATCTATTTCGCCGAAAGATCTTCTGGTCAGTTCAAAAACAACTACATTACCTTCTCGGAATCTCCGAAATTGGTAGATCTGAGCAGAGGCAAGAACCTTCGTGACAAACTTCAGATTGCTCTCGCACACAATGAAGTTGCAAACACCAATATCGAAGCGGTATTCGATCTGATTTTGGATACAGCCGTCCATAACAACATGGCACAGGAAGATATTCCTCAGAATATCCTTATCATCTCCGACATGGAATTTGATAGCTGTGCTACTTGCGGCAGATCCTCTGACAGATGGAATCGTAATCGTCCCAACGCTCGTCTGTTCGAGATTATTTCTCAGCGTTATGAAAATGCCGGTTACAAGCTCCCCCGCCTTGTATTCTGGAATGTAAATAGTCGTACAGCAACAATCCCTGTTATTGAAAATGATATGGGCGTTGCTCTTGTCAGCGGATTCAGCACAAACATCGTAAAACTTGTTATGAGTGGAAAAACTGATCCTTATGAATGTCTGCTGGAAACTCTGAACACTGATCGTTATGCTCCCATTGGTGAGGTTCTGAAGAATATCTAAACATTTTGTGCGGCGGGATTTCGGTTCCGCCGCTATATTTTTGCACATGGAAGGTGCTTATGGATCCCATTACAAAGTATATTATGACTCACTCTGACGGCAGACATAATCCAATCTGTGGCTCTGCTATCGCAGCGGGACTTGGTGTCTCAGGGGTAGAAGTCAGAAAACTCATCAATCATGCCAGAAACAATGGCGATCCCATTTGCTCCAATGCAAAGGGATACTATATCGCTCAGGATGTAACAGAAATCCAAGAAACAATCGATTCGCTTCGGGGGCGCATTCGTTCAATGGAAGAAGCAATTTCCGGATTACAGATGTGTTTGCGAGGAAGATAATGATGGATACGATGAGTGATGTAATTATGACAAACCATAGTATCAAACGTACCAAAGACCGTGTTGGGCTAAGTAAAAAGATTGCAGACAAAAATGCTCAAAAAGCATTGGAATTCGGTATTACTCATGCAGAATGCAAAGCGGGTCTTAAACGGTATCTGGATGGACTGTATCTTTCAAACGGTAACGCAAACAATATGCGGATATATCACCGCTATGTCTATTTGTTTCGTGATAACCGTCTGATAACAATTCTCCCTCTCCCACACAAATTCTATGACTTAGCGGATAAGCTGCAAGTACAAAAAGCAAAAGACAGGCAGTCCAACATAAATAATTCACTGGAATACACTGAAAATTCGGCTGAATAACAGCCTTAAAGTAAAAAGGAGTATATCTGAATGATTACAAAAATTGACCGCAGAAATCACTTCGTATCCATGTTTAATCCGAAGACTGGTTTCTATGCAAGAAGCGGCATTCTCGATGAAGATGGCAAAGATACCGGTGTAGATCCATTTATGACTTCTTATCCGGAGTTGATTGACGTAGGTGTTATGGGACACTGCGTCCACGGATCCAGTGGACTTTGTATTAAATCCGGTGTTCAGTGCTACCAAAACGGCTTAAAAACAAAACATCCTAACATGACACTTGAAAACTTCAAGCGTATCGTGGATGAATGCAAGGGCAAAACCTTCCAGCTTGCTCTTGGTGGACGCGGCGACGTGGATCAGCATGAAAACTTTGAAGAAATCCTCGCATACTGCCGCGAAAACGACATCGTGCCCAACTTTACCAGTTCCGGTCTTGGTTTCACTGACCAGATTGTGCAGCTCTGTAAAAGATATTGCGGAGCCGTTGCAATTTCGTGGTATCGTCAGGAACATACCATCCGCGCTATTCAAATGCTTCTGGATGCCGGGGTAAAAACCAATGTTCACTATGTTCTCGGTGACAATTCTATTGATGAAGCCATTCGCCGTCTGAAAACGAATGATTTCCCAACAGGAATCAATGCTGTTATCTTCCTTTTACACAAGCCGGTTGGACTTGGAAGCGAATCCAACGTGCTGAAGGTCAATGATCCCAGAGTAAAAGAGTTTTTCAGTATTGTTGATACACAGCAGTTCAATTTCAAAATCGGCTTTGACTCCTGCTCTATTCCGGCTGTATTGAATTTCACAGAAAATATCGACAACGACAGTGTAGATACCTGTGAGGTCGGCAGATGGAGTATGTATATCACAAGCGATATGAAAGCTCTCCCCTGCTCCTTCGACAATCAGGAACTTCGCTGGGCATACGACATTTCCAATGATACTATTCAGAACGCATGGAACAGCGAACAGTTTGAAGACTTCCGCAACCACTTCCATACAGCTTGTCCCGGATGTAGTAAACGTCTTTCGTGTATGGGCGGATGTCCGATTCGTCCTCAAATTGTAATTTGTGACAGTACGGAGAAAACTGTGTAATGCCGAAATATCCTAAAGGTCACACAGATATAAGTTATTATCCGCATATAAGACCCAAAGGAAAGAAAATCAGGAAGGTCGCCGGTTCTACAACAGCAACAAATGACTTCCTTGTTATCATTCATGAAGAGCATCCCGATTTTACAATCTCTCAGATACGGGATTTGCTGTTGGATAAAACCAAGTATATTTATAATCCAGAAGCTATAGCTGTATTAAATGCTTACATTGGTATCGGCGAAGGCGATGTAATTCCGGGGTGGATGTAATGCGTGATCCAAAAAGAATCCGGAAGTTTTGTAATCGACTTGCAGAAATCTGGGAATGCTGTCCCGATCTTCGGTTTGGGCAGTTTATAACTATCGTATTCGATAAGATGGGGAAAGACCCGTTTTATATTGAAGATGAGGAAATGTTAAAGCGTTTCCAAAACACATTTCAGAATCAAATGGAGGAAAAGAAATGAAGAGGTACATCACATTGGCTCTGGCAGCCGCAATGGTATTTCTCATCCTGTGTTCTTTATTAGGATGGGGCAACAAGCAGTTATTCGATCTTACATACACTTTCGACACTGCAATCATTTCACTGCCGGACGGATCGGTTGTCAATGGTTCTGTTTCATCTTGGACAGACTTTGAAGACGGAGATCAGATTCAGGTCGTAATCGACGGAAAGACCTACCTTGTTCATTCATCCAACATTGCTTTGATTAAGAATTGAGGCGTAATGGATGAAAATTAGACAGGACTTTGTTACGAACAGCTCATCCAGCAGTTATATCTGTGTTGCAAAGATAAACCTTACAGATGAGCTTCGTACATACATGAAAGAGGAATTCGGAAGATTCGGCGAACGTCTTCTTAATGAAATGCTTGAAACCGGCGCAGAAATTAAGAACGCTGAATATCATCAGATTACGAACGAACTTGATGAAGAGTTTATGGAAGAACTGGAAGATGACACATATTACCTGACTGCTTCGTTTATCGCATGGACAAACGACGGAGATACAGAAGGCGACGACGCATTCCTTTATCGAAATATTCCAGAGGAATATATGACAGAAATTTATGACGGAGGAAATTAAGTGAAAATCAGACAGGATTTTGTTACCAACAGCTCGTCTTCGAGCTATGTAATTGCTGCGAGAGCAGTAAAAACAGACCCAGACAATCCGCTTAGTTCCTTTGTGGAGTCTTTTAACAAAATGCTTGCCGCATTTATGTTGTGCGAAGGTGCTGATGAAACCAACCAAGCGAAAGCGTTTGACACAAAGGAAGACTTTGAAAAATGGTTTGCAGACTACTTCTGCTACAGCAATGTGGAAGAAATGAGAAAAAGCATCGAATCCGATGGATATCTCAGCAAATATAACACGATTCTCGAATATTTGGACAAAGGGTACTCCATTGTTCAGAAAAGGATTGACTACTGCGACCAGTCACTCCGTAATTTTATCCGTATTGCAAGCAGTAAAAACGAAAACTTTATCATTATCGACGACGGAGAATAACCATGAAGATACGTACAGACTTTGTTACGAATAGTTCATCAAGCAGCTTCATCTGCTGTTTTGCCCGGATTGCAAACCGCGAAAAAGCACAGCCGATCCTTGATGAACATAAGAACGATATCGAAATCTATACCGCCAGAGAAGTTCTGGAGGCACTCGGCGACAGTAAATGGTCTGATTGGCTTGAATATTACTGGGCTGGTGTAAACTGTACGCCTGAAAGAAGCTATATCGAAAAACACATGGATGATTCCTTTATCGTTATCAGAGGTGGATTTGAAATCTATGAAGATGGCGATGGATATCCGGATTACAGTGTGTATTATGATGATTTCGATGAATCCGCAATCATCGACAAAATCACAGAGGAAAACGGTTTTGCCGAAACCTACTGTGAATGTGGCGCAGGACGTAATGGCTGATCTGAGGTGATAAAGATGTTGTGGAAAAGTACAGATGAAAAGCTGAAAGAACTCAGCTTTGTAAAAGTAAGCGAAGACCAATATGGAGCCTACTACGAAAAATATCATGCAAAATATGGGTATACACAGGTGCTTGCAATCACCCATAAATCAAGTGGAAAACACCTGATCCACTCTTACGAAAAAGAGCTGAACAAATCCGGCTTAAATAACTCCATCGGACTTTCACTGTATGAAGCCAAACTTGCTCTCAGAAAAGCAAGGGAACTTGGCTATAAGATTAACAGGAGACTCTCATGAAAGTAAGAACAGATTTCGTTACAAACAGTTCTTCAAGCAGTTTTCTTCTTGCCTTTAAGAATAAGCAGGACGGACTCAAGAAGATCGCTGCTATGACTTCCCGTTACAACAGCGATTGTATTGCCGATTTGCTGAAGGAATTCGATAAGGCAGAACAGATTCCGTATGATGCACTTTATCAGATGGTTGAAAGCGATCTGGAATCAGATGCTTATATGGAAATCTGTTACGGTAAAGGAAACTGGTATAGCAGCGATAAGGATACTTTCCAGAAAAGATGGTACGATGCTCACCCGGACGCATCTCATATGGATTTCTACGATTCGGATGAATATAAGGCTGAGAAGAAACGGGTCATGGAAAGATTATTCCAAGAAATCCTTGCGGAAATTGGAGAACGCCATTATCTTGTGGAAGTAGAATATGAAGATCATTCCATTATCGGTTGTGAACTCGAACATACCATTCTTCCCGATTGCGAATTTACCGTTCGCAGATTCAGCCACCACTAAGGAGGTTTAATGAAGTATAGAAAAGACTTTGTGACCAATTCCAGTAGTTCATGTTATATCTGCGCTATCTGTGGTGAAACAGTAAGCGGCATGGATTTTTCACTGTACGACTGTGAAATGGTAGAATGCGTAAATGGTCATGTGATATGCGAAAATGAAACACTTTCCATCCCCAGAGATGACCTGATCGCAATGATGGTAAACGACTATGATGCAGATCCGGATTCTCTCAAGGATGAATCAGATGAGGATCTGTTTTACAGTATGATAAACGATCATGAAAATGAAATTCGTTACAATATGCCCGAATGTTTCTGCCCTATCTGTCAGTTTATTGAATACGCAGACAATGATCTTGCACGTTACTTGGGAAAGAAATACGGCGTAAGTCGTGAAGAAGTTTTCGCCAAAGTAAAGCAGTTCAACAAGCGGCGCAAGAAACTTTACGACAGTGAATATATAACAGAAGTATGCAGCCGTTTTAACCTGAATCCTACGGAAATTGTTGCCGGATGGAAGAAAGAGTTCGGTACATACAAAAAGTTTATGGATTATCTGAATGACAAGGAGTCCTAACTATGAAAATTCGTACCGATTTTGTTACAAACTCCAGCAGTAGTTCTTTCATGTGTCTGAAAATCGACCCCTCTTACCACGAAAAGATTCTCAGTGCGAACGGAACGACCGAAGCAAAAGCTGTAGAATGGGCAAGTGAAGAGTGGGCAGATAAAATGGATCTGCAGGGCGAACGAATGCAGGCTGTCTTTGGCGAGGATTATATCTGTTATATTGGATGGACTTTGATGACAAAAGATCTTTTCCAGTATACATTAACCCAACTCAGAGAACAACTGAAAGAGGTCTTGAAAGAATCGTATGGTTTGGATCTTACCGATAACGATATTTCATTCGATTACGGAGAAATCAGCAGAGGATGAAAATAAGAAATGACTTTGTAACCAATAGCAGTAGCTCCAGTTACGTTATTGCATATAGCAATCCGATTGTGCTCGATCCGGAAGCACTTTCAAAATATCCAGCTCTCGCCATTTTGAATGATTTAGTTCATATGGTTCTGTTCTGGAAATCAGAATATACCGAAGTGGGCGATCTCGTTGATACTCAGGATTGCTTGGAATATTGCATCCGAGAGTTGTTTTGCTACGACGCGGACGACGAAGACAATGAATTGGATGAAATCCTTGAAAAAGATTCCAACCTTAAAGATATTTACGATAAAGCTCTGCAAGCCATAAGTAGTGGTAAAAGAGTTTTATTCAAAAACATTGCGTATGCAGATGATGCCATTTCCAATACGATTCGCACGTTATCAGACAGTAATCTTGGAATTGAAATCATCTATCATGATTAAAAAAGAAATTAGCTAAACAAGTTAATTTCTCTGACGGAATATAGTAAGTTATAAGAGGTAGTATATTGTATTCAGCTTTTATCACAAGAATTAAAAATGTAAGAAAACATTCCAACGCCGACAGACTGTTGTGCGGCGAATGCTTTGGTAACACCGTAATCGTTGGGCTTAACACAAAGCCTGACGAACTTGGTGTGTATTTCCCGGTGGATGGTAAACTCGGTCTTGAATTTGCACAGAAACATGACCTGCTCCGCCGTAAGGATGAAAATGGTAAGCCAGCCGGAGGATATTTGGATCCCGAAAAGCGTAATATCAAAGCTCTGACGCTTCGTGGCGAAAAGAGTGACGGCTTGTTTATGCCGCTGTCATCATTGGAAGATTTCACCGATATTTCTACGCTCCGCGAAGGAGACACAATCACGGTTCTGAACGGAATTACAATCTGTGAAAAGTATATTCCGCGTAGCGATAGTAGGGGGGGGTATCCGTCTGGTAATCGCACTCGTAAGCGTAAAGATCCAGTCGCTCCACTCTTTATGGAACACGCTGATACAGAACAGCTTTCCTACAATCTTTCCGCATTCCATAACGGAGATCAGGTTGAAATCACTCTCAAAATGCACGGAACATCTCAGAGAACAGGTTATCTCCCCACACTCTCTGGGTACAAGAGAACTCTCATGGACAAGCTCTTAAAACGTCACGGTACACCGATATATAACTGGGGTTATGTAACAGGAACCCGTCGTGTTGTTCTGGACAATTACGACGGCGGTTTTTATGGAAGTAACGAATTCCGTGAACAACACAGCAAGTTCTTTGAAGGAAAACTTCATAAGGGCGAGACTGTCTATTATGAAGTCGTAGGGTTCACACAGGACGGTACTCCTATTATGTCCTCCTGTGATAATAAGAAGGTAAACAACAAGGACTTTATCAAGCAGTATGGGCAAACCACAGTATTCAGTTATGGATGTGAACCCGCAGGTTTCACAGAGGACTGTTATGCGCCTACACATCCACAGTCCGATATCTATGTTTATCGCATGACAATGACGAACGAAGATGGCGACGTTGTTGAATACACTCCTGATTTCATGCGCTATCGCTGCGAACAGATGGGCGTAAAAACCGTACCCGTATTCTGGAAGGGGTATATCGGCGGTGAGGATTGTCCATATGCGGATACCTGCACAGCGAAAGAATGTTCTGTCGGAGAATGTGTGAAGAACATTGCAGAACAGTATTACGACGGCGCAGATCCGGTAGGTAAGGATCATGTACGCGAAGGTGTTGTAGTCAGAATTGTAAATCGTCCTAAGTTCACAGCGTATAAGCACAAAAACTTCTCATTCAAGGTTCTGGAAGGTATCGTTAAAGATACTGCTGTCAGCCCTGATTTGGAAGAAGCTCAGGAGGTTGTGTAAATGGGCGCACCACAAATTATCCTGATCGCATTATATGCGCTGTCTCTTGGTCTACATCTTGCCAAACATGGTGAAAGACATATTGGCAGATACAATTTCTTCATAACACTCATCAGTTGTACCATCGAAATGCTTCTGCTTAAATGGGGCGGATTCTTTGGCTGATAAGAAAACTATTCTCGACTTCATCCGACATTTCAAAGATGCAGAGTTCACCTTTCTGAATGGATGCTGTTACTGGTTTTGTTATATACTCACAGCCAGATTCGGCGGAATAACATTGTATGAGCCAGTAGAAGGGCATTTCATCCAGAAAATCGGCGACGCATTTTATGATGTGCGCGGCGAAGTCACAGATAAATACATAAATAACGAAAAGCTGTTATGTTGGGAATCTTACGAATCTGTGGATTCCCTGCATTACAGTCATATCGTAAGAGATTGCATTATGAAAGAGAGATATAAAGATGACGAACTTAACTGAGCGTGACGCAAAAATCATGCGTCGGCTTTCCGAACATCTTGATGCAGTAAAAGATGCACACCCGGAATGGGTTGGTATCTTTCTGCAAGGCTCTCAGAACTATAATCTTGATTATGAAGGGAGCGACATAGATTCTAAATTGATTGTCCTCCCTTCTTTTGAAGATTTTGTGCTGAACAATAAGCCTTACAGTTATACACACATTATGGAGAACAACGAACACGTTGATGTTAAGGATATCCGGCAGATGTTTGAGTGTTTCCGGAAACAAAATATCAACTTTGTTGAAATTCTGTTCACCAAATACCGTATCCTGAATCCTAAATACGAAGCACTGTTCACACCGGTATTGGAAGCCCGTGAGTTGATTGGAAGATACCATAACTACAATTCTGTAAATTGTTTTGTTGGTACAGCTCTGGAAAAACAGAAAGCAATGTGTCACCCATACCCTACGATTCGTGACAAGATCGAAAAATACGGCTACGATCCCAAACAGCTCCATCATATTATCCGCTGTGAGGAATTCATGATACGTTGGCTGTCGGGTGAACCGTATGAAGATTGTCTCGTTTCAAAACTTCATACATACCTGATATCCGTAAAACGCGGTGAATGCCACACGTTATCGGAAGCAGTGGAAATTGCAAACAGTACAGTTGTCGGTATGAAAGCAAGAAAAGACAAGTATATGACAGAAGTGCCTGTCTCGATCAATCCGGATGTAGACCCTATTCTTAATCAGGTTCTTGTAGATCTGTTCAAGTTTAATTTCAAAAGCAGTATATAAGGAGAAAGAAAAAAATGAAACCAATATTTTTCATGCTTGTAGGCTTACCATACAGCGGAAAGTCTTTTCAGGCAGAAAAACTCCAAGAAGCCTACGATGCTGTTATTCATTCCAGTGATAATATTCGTGCTGAACTTCTCGGCGACATGGAAAACCAGAGCAACAATACACTGGTGTTTGACACACTTCATGAACGGATCATTTCCGATCTGATAAACGGAAAAAATGTTGTCTATGATGCAACAAATATCAATTATAAACGCCGGATGGACACCTTGCAGCGTCTTCGCAAAATTGAATGCGTAAAAGTATGTGTTTTCATGGCAACTCCGTTTGATATGTGCGTAGAACGTAGTAAGCACCGTAAGCGTGTAGTTCCTTATGATGTTCTGGAACGAATGTACCGAAACATATGGATTCCCAATACATACGAAGGGTGGGATTACGTCGATCTGATTTATCCGGAAGGGTTCAAAACCAGAGATGCAAACGAATTGTTCGACGGAATTTCTGGTCTGAAATATATCAGTCATGACAATCCACATCACATCCATACAGTAGGTTATCATTGTCTTGCAGCTCGCAATTTACTCAATAATGAGTCTGATACTCTTCAGGAAGCAGCGGTTCTTCACGACATTGGGAAGCCATTTACAAAATCTTTTGTAAACTCCAAGGGCGAAACCACAGAGGTCGCTCATTATTATGACCACCAGCACGTTTCTGCTTACGATAGCTTATTCTATGCAAATCCGGAACTTGACAGAGTGTATATCGCTGCAGTGATTCAGTGGCATATGCGTCCGTATGAGTTGGAGCGCACAGAATCAGATAAAGCCGTTTCTAAGTTTCGTAAACTTGTCGGCGAAGAATTGTATACTGACATCCTGAAACTGCATCTGGCAGATATTCATGCCAAGGATGTTGTTTTTGAAACAAAAGGAGAATGAAATAAAATGAATTACAAAACTGCCTTGTTCTGCGAGTTCGATAAGTACGCCGCAGAAAGCTATTGTGCAGTACATGGCGTTGATCCGTCTCTTAACATCGGTGATATTACAAAAGCAGATGAAAAGACAGTTCCTGATTTTAACGTCATGTTCGGCGGAAGTCCATGTCAGGACTTTTCAATAGCAGGTAAACAGGGGGGGGGCAGCGTGGAGATGTAAAACTTGCAGCCACACATATAACCCTCTCGAAACCCACTATACCACACGCTCGTATTGTCCGAAATGCGGATCAGCAGAAATTGATAAAACCCGTTCTTCCCTCTTGGTTGAGTGGCTGCGGTTTCTCCGTGAAAAGAAACCCAGATTCGCCATTTACGAAAACGTCAAAAATATCGTAGGCAGCCGTTTTAAGGAAACCTTCGATAAATTTGTCGCTGAACTGGAAGAATACGGTTATAATGTGTATTGGCAGGTGTTGAATGCCAAGCACTACGGAATTCCACAAAACAGAGAGCGCGTATACTGTATCATAATCCGTAAGGATCTGGATAATGGAAGGTTCAAATTCCCGGATCCTATCCCTCTGAAAGCGTCCCTGAGTGATATGTTGGAAGACAATGTTGAAGAGCATTATTATCTCAGCGATGAAAAAGTAGCTGAAATGATCGCCCCCCCCACAACGGAACATCAGTAATACCATCAGAACGGGTGGCAGAGGTTCCGTTGATGGACGACACACATGGGACTTGCTCATCTGTAAAGAAAGGTGTTCGTCTGAGCAATCAGGGCAACCATCTTGATGGATATAGCGATATTGCACTGACATTACTGGCACGAGATTATAAAGGTTTCGGTAATCAGCAAATGACAGGCGTGTTGGAATTATCAAAAGAAGATCATAAAGCATAAGAGGGTAAGGATTATGGAAAAAGTACGAGTAAGAAAACTCACCCCTAAAGAATGTTGGCGGCTCATGGGGTTTGATGATATTGATTTTGAAAACGCCAAATACTATTCAATCGAAGAGAGTATGACATTTTTGACAGAACACCCTAAACACAAAGGAAAACGTGAATTTTCATCAGAAGAAAGAATCGAACGTATTTCCAATACGCAGCTTTATAAGCAAGCCGGTAACAGTATCGTTGTTGATGTCCTTGTACATATCATGGAAAATCTATATGATGCTATGCCCTACCTGTTTGATGATATGGAGATCGGTTCTTTCTTCAGCGGAATTGGAGCTTTTGAAAAAGCCTTAACCAGACTGGATCCAGATTCCCGTCCGGAAAGTAATGACGCTATTAAGGATCTGGAGCTGACGCAAGTTGGGTATATTAACGGTTATAATGGAGATGCCAATCGTATTTATGATGGCAGTACCGTCTCCCGTGCTTTGAAAGCTGAAGCTGGCGGTGGTGGAGCTAAGACCGGTTGGTATATGCTGCCCCCCCCTGTAATCCTTGATGTGAAGCAAATGGGTAGAGAAGGTGCGCCGCGATGCTACACATCTGGCATCACGCCGACACTTGCCGCACGAGATTATAAAGATCCATTACGAGTTACAGAAATTTCAAAAATTTCATCCAAACCCCTTGACAAATCAGAAGAAATCTGATATACTATATTAGGAATTAACCAAACAATCTTATTCGCAAAAACAAGGATAAGATTTCAATAATTCCGTTTGCTTTTAACTAATCAATTTTATCAAAGGAGATTTACAATGTTCAACTCTCACAATGCAGACAGCCTGAATGAAATCCTCGGCATATCCAGAAAGACTGTGAATCCTGTTGATAACGGATGCAGCTCCACAATGGATACTATCGCCCCTGTTGCACCCACCTCTATGCCAGAAGTTCGTGCCGTATGTCTTACTCCGAAGCAGATCATTTTCAACCCTCCGGCAACCATTGTTTACTGGGATGATGGTGACAAGACCGTTGTACGCTGCGATAACGATGCCTTTTCTGAAGAGTTCGGTTACGCGATGGCTTGTATGAGAAAGATCTATGGTACTCGTGCAAACTTCAAGGCATTGCTCAAGGACGCATATCGCCCTCAGGAAAAGAAAGAAACCGGCAAGTCCAAGAAGACTGCATCTGCTGATACTACTGTTAAGATGGCAGATACTACAGTTCGTCCGGTCAAGAAGGGCGGCAGTCAAGCTCCCTCTCTGGATAAGCTGCTCAAAGAACTTGCAGGAGATGACAGTATCGCAGTCGGAATTGCATTCCATACCAAAGACGAATAATAAGTTCGTGTGTGTGGAATGTGGGTGTGTGTTCGACACCCCACGAAAATATATAGAAACACACAACCTCGATACCCCACCATACGAACTATACACAGGTTGTCCGAGATGTGGCGGGACATACGTTCATGCACGAATATGCGAAGTGTGTGGTAATGAGATAATCGGCGAATATGTATTAACCGATGACGGTAAAAACTACTGTGATAGTTGTTACATACTTCGTAACATATCTGACGATCTGAAATAAACAAAGGATCTGAATATGCAAAACGAAACACTAAAAAATGAATTTCTGACTCTTTGCCGTGAAAAGATTCGCCGCGAAGGTTTAGATTCACTGCTTGACTGGATGGAAAATGAAAGCGATTTCTTCACAGCTCCGGCAAGCACAAGATTTCATGGGAATCACCAATATGGTTTGCTTGAACATTCTCTGAATGTTTATAAATCCACTTTGCGTTTAGCTAATCAATTCAATCTAAGTGGATTTAGCGATGAATCCATTGCAATTGCAGCTCTGTTCCACGATTTGTGTAAGGCAAATTACTATACCATATCTACCCGAAATGTCAAAAACGAAGAAACCGGGATGTGGAGTAAAGAGCCTTACTATAAAACAGAAGATCAATACCCTGTCGGTCATGGTGAAAAATCAGTTATACTCCTGTTGAAGCATATCAAACTTACAGACGACGAAATCTACGCAATTCGTTGGCATATGGGAGGTTTTGATAGTGCAGTCAAAGGCGGAGATTATGGATGCAGTAAGGTTTATGAGGTTTGCCCTCTTGCTGTTGCACTGCATCTTGCTGATATGGCTGCAAGTTACCTGATCGAAGAACGAAAGGAATAATATGGCAGAAGAAACAACTATGACCTTAGTGCAGAAACTCGCCAAGATCCGCGAAATGACCGAGGTTCTGCGTAAGAATAAATCCGGCTTTAACTACAAGTACGTTACAGAAGATGAAATTCTGGCTCGTGTAGCGGCTGGTATGAAAAGATACGGCGTATCTCTGAAACCAAGTATCACACCGGCAACACTTTCTCTCACACCCGTTCATTATACCAAAAACAAGAAAGATAAAGCCGGAAACCTCATCACAGAGGAGGTCTATGAAACGATTGTAAATGCGGAGCTTACATTTACATGGATCAACTGCGACAACGAAACCGATACAATGGATGTCCCTTGGGTTCTCGTTGGTCAGCAGGCAGACGCAGCGCAGGCACTCGGCAGTGCGCTTACATATGCTAATCGTTATTTCATGCTGAAATTCTTCCAGATCGCTACGCCGGATGATGATCCTGATAGCTGGCGTAATAAGAAGGAAGACGCAGAAGCAGAAGCTGATGCGGCTATCACAAGAGAACTCGTATCCAAGATTGACGATCATGTTCATGCGTATCTGGATCTGAAAGACAACAGTGATGAAGCGAGAAAGAAACTCACTGACATCATCAAGAAGCACGTCCGCAATGGCAGTAAGCCGTCAACAGATTATACGAACTATCTCACAGATCATACTGTGGCTGCAAAACTTCTCGAAGAACTGACAGCCCAGTGTCCTATCGAATAAAGGAGGAAAACATATGGGATTTCATGAAGGTGCATTCGCTACTGTTTGGGAAGTAACCAATCAGGGCGATAACTATTCAAAAGTGCGAATCGGCACAAGCCGTAAGGATAAGGATTCGGGTGAATATATCTCTGATTTCAGCGGCTTTGTAAGTCTGATCGGTGAGGCACATAAGAAGCTGAATATCATTCAGCGTATGCTTAACAACGGCAAGTGCAGAATCAAGCTCGGCTCTTGTGATGTAACCAATCGTTATGATAAAGAAGCGGAGCGCGAATATGTCAACTTTACACTGTTCGACTTTGAGCCTCTGGATGGTTCCGGGAATTCAACCGGAGAAACAACCGGACAGCGCAAGTCCGATAATAAGAAATCGAACAATACCGCAAAGAAAAACAAAGCGGCTCCCCCGCCTCTCGCTGATGATGACGATGAGGAAGATGAAGACGAAGAAGACTGCCCCTTCTAATCAAGCATCGGCGGTGATGCGCTATTCGTTATGACTTGACCATTAACGATATGACTTGGAGTTATTCGCGCCTGACTTCATTTTCAGAATGTCCGTATAAATGGTTTCTTACATATTTATATCGTGATAAAAACGGAAGACGGCTTCCTAAACATAGCGGTTTCTTCGCTGAGTACGGAAGCTACATACATCTCATCATGCAGATGTACCTTTCCGGCGTATTAAAAAAGAGCGAACTTTCTACGTATTATGTTTCTCACTTCGCAGAAAATGTTCGCTCAAAAGCTCCGAATCATAAGATATATACCAACTATTTCAAGCAGGGATTCTACTATCTGGACAAAATCAATTTTCCAAATCGCAAGATAATTGGAGTTGAAGAAAGTGTAGAATTCATGTTCGCAGGAAAACCGTGGATGGGGTTTATTGACGTTATCAGTGATGATAGCCAGCTTGTTATTACTGACCATAAGTCCAGAACACTTAAACCCCGTTCCAACAGATCAAAGAAAACAAAGTCAGATGCGGAACTTGACGATTATCTCAGACAACTCTATGTATATTCCGCAGCAGTAAAACAGAAATTTGACCGCTTTCCGGATGTGCTGGAATTCAACTGTTTCCGATCACAAACTATGATTCAGGAGCCATTCAATTTGAAAAGGTTTCAGGAAGTAGAACAGTGGGCAGGAAATGAAATTGAATTGATAACCCGCAATGACACTTGGGAACCGAAACCAGAGTATTGGCGGTGCAGCTATCTATGTGATATGTGTAAGGAGTGCGAGTTCAGTAAAATGTTCTGAAAGGGGTGAGTAAACTGCAAATTGATCGTGATATTATTCTTGAAGCAAAAGAAAAGCTTGGCGACGAAAACGCGCTTATCATTGCTCAGGAATTGGACATTCATGACTTTGATGAACAGAATCTTAGATGCTGTTGCCCCTTCCATCAAGAAGACCACGCATCATTTATCTACAACAAAAAGACGTATTCATTCCACTGCTTTGGCGCGTGTGCGAAGAACTACGACATTTTGGATGTATTCATATATAAGGGCATGACTTATTTGCAGGCTTGCCAAAAGTTGTTTGATTTAGCTGGAATCAAATACAGCTTTGGTGAGCTTGGCGTGAAAACAAAGCATCAATACAGATACCCCAAAGAAGTACCATTAGGCGATAAATCCAAAATCTATTCATACTTCAAAGCACGGTGTATCAGTCCTCAAACACTGGATTATGCCGACGTAAGACAGGACGAAGATGGTAATATCGCTTGGAACTACTACGACACAAACGATGTGCTGACAATGGTGAAATACCGTCCCGCGCGTAAAGTTCGTAAGGGTGAAAACAAGTGCTGGTGTCAGAAAAATGCAGATACAAGCAATCTGTTATTCAATATGAACCGTATCAATGTTACTTCTCCCTTATTGATCTGCGAAGGAGAACCGGACTGTTTGTCAGCCATAGAATCCGGATTCAGTAATGTTGTATCCGTCCCTCTCGGAAGTTCAAATTATCATTGGATCGAAGAAAACTGGGATTGGCTTGAACAGTTTGACAGCATAATCGTGTGTTCGGATAATGACGAAGCCGGAATAAAGATGCAAAAGGAAGTTGTTTACCGTCTTGGAAGCTGGCGAACCAAAGTGGTTGATGTTCCAAAGTTCTATCAAAAACCAGACGGTAAAACAATTCCTGTCAACGACCTTAACGAAGTGCTTTACTATTTCGGTAAAGAGACAGTTCTTGAAATTATTCTGAACGCCAAAGACAGTCCCGTTCCGGGAGTAATTGACTTCTCGGATATTCAGGATGTTGACTTGGATCAGATTGACGGTGTAACAACCGGTATAAAACCTCTTGACAGATATCTAATGAAGCTGTTTCAGGGAACGCTTAATATCATCACCGGTATTAACGGTGCAGGCAAGAGTTCCTTCATCAATCAGATCATCTGTCAATCACTTGAACAGGATAAAAACGTATTCCTGTTCTCAGGAGAGCTTCCCAACTTCCAGACAAAAAACTGGCTGAATTCGGTACTCGCAGGTCAGCGAAATATCGAAGAAAAGCACTACGAAGACTCTACCTATTATAAGGTTCGTCCCGAAGCGAAAAAAGAAATCGAAGACTTTTATCGTGGCAGGCTTTACATATACGAAGATGGACGTTCCAATCGTATGACGGATCTTCTGACAACAATGGAAGATTCTGTACGAAAGTATGGAACAAAGCTCCTGATTCTTGATAACCTTACCGCAATCAATCTTGAATGCAGTGATGACAATAAATACAGTAAGCAGAGCGAACTTATCATGCAGCTTATCTCGTTTGCAGTCAAGTTTAATGTGATTATTCTCTTGGTTGTTCATCCGCATAAGATTGACACAATGCGCCGTCTGAATAAGATGGATGTACAAGGTATTTCAGCGATTATTGACCTTGCTCATCGTATCATCAGCCTCTATCGTGTTTCGGAAACTGATAAACAGGGTGTTCCGAAATTGAACGGATCCGGATGGGTTACTAAACCCATTAAGGAAGATGTGCTGATCGATATTCTGAAAGACAGAATGATGGGTTTTGAAGGACGAAGCGTAGGTGTGTTCTACGATCAGCCTTCCCGCAGATTCTTCACCAATGAATTTGACCTTGACAGAAGATATTCGTGGGACAAGCATCAACACACGGGAGGGTTGCCATATCCTCCTAAGCAGTTAAATAATGAAGAAGACGAAATCTTTGGTCAGATTCAAAACGGAGGTGGACACAGTGGATAAGAACTATACTGCATACCATGTGCATACGGAATTATCCCTGCTTGACAGTACAACAAAATTTGAAGACTATGTAAATCGCGCAGTCGAACTCGGACAGAAAGCAATTGCTTTTACCGAACATGGAAATGTTTATCAGTGGGTTGCAAAAAAACTCTGCTGTGATAAGGCTGGCATTAAATATCTGCATGGTGTTGAGTGTTACCTTACGGAACAATTTGTCTGGAAAGATCCTCGTACTGGTGAAGAAAGTCGCCTGAGAGATAACTACCACACCATTCTGATTGCCAAGAATCAAGCCGGTTTACAGGAACTGAACGATCTTGTCAGTGTTTCATCAAGAGATGACCATTTCTATTACAAACCCCGTATTTCATTCAGTGAGTTTTTCAAAATTTCAAGTAATGTAATCAAGATCAGTGCGTGTCTTGCTTCACCTTTGAACAAACTGAAAATTTCACACCCGCTGTATGAGCGTCTGATGACGCACTACGACTACCTTGAAATCCAGCCCCATTTCCATGCTGAACAAATTTCGTACAACTGCCATTTAGCAGAAATGTCACAGAAATATGGAATCCCGCTGATTGCCGGAACAGATACACATAGCTTGGATGGCTATAAGGCAGAATGCAGAAGCGTAATGCAGCTTGCAAAGCATATCGAATTCGAGGATGAAGACAGCTTTGATTTGACTTATAAATCATACGAAGAGCTTGTTCAGATGTTCGAGAAACAGGGTGCGCTGCCGTCGAAAATTTATCTGGAAGCTATTGAAAACACTAATCGCATGGCTGATTCGGTGGAAGATTTCAAGCTTGATATGAGTTTCAAATACCCAAAGTTGTATGGTGCAAGGGATAAGGAAGTTTTTGAAGAAACGATCAAGAATAACCTCCTTGCCAAAATCAATGATGGGGCAATAACACAGGATCAGATTCCCAATTTTGCATCGGCAATTCAGGAAGAGTGTCGTGTATTCGATAAGATCGAAATGTCCGGTTTTATGCTCTTTATGTCAGAGCTTGTAACATGGTGCAAATCCAATGGAATTCCTATTGGATTCAACCGTGGATCTTGCGGCGGCTCTCGTGTAGCATATGTTACAAACACCACCGACCTGAATCCAGAAACATGGCATACAGTATTCAGCCGATTCTGCAACGAAGACCGTAAGGAAATCGGTGATATTGATATCGACGTTTCCCCCTCTGACCGAGATAAAGTGTATGAATACATTATCAACCGTTTCGGTCAGGAGAATACAGCGTTTATCCTTGCAATTGGTACGATCAAATCCAAAGGCTGTATCGATGAAATATGTCGTGCGCTTGGTGTACGTTGGAACAAAGAACATCAACACGATCTGAAAGACTTGAAAGAAATCTTGAAAGCTCTGAAAGAATTGGATGTTGAAGTCACTTATGGGGACGCACGAGATAACTGCGCTACATACTATTGGGATAAGAAAACCAATAAGCTGCTCTTTCCATCTTCAATGAGTGGATCGCCACGCGCAGAACTTATTAAGCGTCTCTCAGACGAGTATGACCGTATCAAGGCTGAGAATGAAGCGATTTTTGCCAAGAATCCGTGGGTCGGAAAGATCGCTGTTACCATCAAAGACGAACTGAGTCCCATTGCAGAACAGGCAAAGGAAGCCGGAAATCCCGGCACACAGAAGTATCGTGATTTCCTTCTGAATCACGATGGATATAAAGCACTGGCTGCAAAATATCCCGATGTCTTCTACTACTTTGAAGGTCTGCTTGATGTTGCAATCTCTCAGTCTATGCACCCCGCCGGAATCGTTGCAAGTCCGCTGACACTTCGTAACAATTACGGAACCTTTATTTCTGAAGGAAAAGAAATCCTTCAGATCGATATGGATTGTGTCCATGAAGCTGGGCTTGTAAAATACGATATCCTTGGGCTGAAAAACATCGAAATCATCAAAGATACATATGCTCTGATCGGTAAACCATATCCAAAGTCACACGAAATTGACTGGGACGATGATGCTGTCTGGAAAGATATGCTCCGTTCTCCTATCGGAATCTTTCAGTTTGAGTCCGCGTTCGCATTCGATAGCTTACGAAAATTCAAAACACACAGTATATATGATATGTCTCTGGTCACTGCCTGCATCCGCCCTTCTGGTGCATCATATCGTGACGAACTACTACAAAGAAAGCCACATACAAATCCATCTCCCATCATTGATGATCTGTTGAAAGATAATCTTGGATACCTGATTTATCAGGAGGACACCATCAAATTCTTACAGCAAATCTGCGGTCTGAGTGGTAGTGAAGCAGATAATGTTCGTCGTGCTATCGGACGTAAACAGAAAGATCGTTTGGACAAAGCCCTTCCATCAATCTTAGAGGGATATTGTTCTAAATCGTCTCAACCACGAGATGTCGCAGAGAAAGAGGCAAAAGAGTTTATCCAGATCATTGAAGACAGCTCGAACTATCAGTTCGGTTATAACCATTCCATTGGGTACTGCATGATCGGTTATCTCTGTGCATATCTCCGCTACTATTACCCTGCTGAGTTCATCACCGCATATCTGAATAACGCCAATAACGAAGATGATATCAAAAATGGAAGCGCACTCGCTGAACTGTATGGTATTCAGATCGTTCCTCCCCGTTACGGTTTATCGAAGGATAAATATGTGTACGATGCGGAGCGTGGAGTTATTGCCAAAGGAATTGAATCCATCAAGTACCTGAACAAAGATGTGGCAAATGAACTTTACCGTATATCAAAAACCTATAAGCCGCAAAGCTTTATGGAACTGTTGAAACTCATGTCTGCTGAAACCAGTCTCGATACCAGACAGCGTGATATTCTGGTCAAGATTGACTATTTTATGGATTTCGGCAACATCCCAGAACTTTCCCGTATTATCGCTATGTTCAACTACTTTAAGGATGGAACCGCCAAAAAGATTCCGAAGAGTAAGCTGGATGGTTTAATATATGATCTTGTAAGTCTGTATTCAACCGATAAAAACAAGGATGGCTCTGAAGCCAAATCGTTTACCATCACAGATATGGATGGATTGCTGCTTGAATGCGAAGCAACAATTAAAGCTCTGAATCTGCCAGACCTTGATTTGAAATGTAAAATCCAGTCTCAGCTTGAACTAATGGGATACATTGACCTTACAACAAACGATCCGGATGACAGACGGAAATTGCTGATAAGCGACGTGTATCCTATGAACAGCAAAGATAAAGGAACGGTGTGGGGATACGCAATTCAAACCAGATCCATCGGCAGCGGAAAAACAGCTCGTCTCACAATCCGTGCCAATCTGTTCGATAAAAACCCTATTCGCAGGTTTGACATCATAATGGCAAAAGAGCTTGAAAAAAACAGAAGCGGATATTGGTATCTGCTTGACTATGAAAAAATCGGATAAAACGAAAGGATAACAAAAAAAATGAAGTGCATTCACAAAAACAGTGTTGTGTGCATACTCATCCTTGTATTTTCACTGGTCTTTATGACAAACTGTGTTATCGCATCCTCAGCAGAATCCCAGATTGACTCTAAGACATTGACACCAGACTTTCCGTCGTCAGAATGTGCAAGAATTCCAGAAACAACCTGCGTAATCCAAACTTGTGAATCCCAACCTATCATCGCAGAAGAACACATCCCGGCAATTCCATATACCGATGAAGACCTTGATTTGTTTGCTCGTCTTATAACTGCAGAAGCAGGCTCCGCATGGATTCCGGATGAAGTTCAGCTTTATGTCGGAAGCGTAGTTCTAAATCGTATGGCTCATGAATTGTTCCCGGATACTTTATATGATGTTATCTATCAGGAAGGTCAGTATTCTCCAACATGGAATGGTGCCATCGATAACATTCCGGATGAACGTACTATTGCCAATGCGAAAAAGCTTTTGGAGTACGGAAGTCTTCTTCCTGCTAATGTGGTGTTTCAGGCAACTTTCCAGCTCGGTTCCGGTATTCATTGCCAATACTACGATGAGATTTTGAATACTACCACTTATTTTTGTTACCTTAGCAATTAACTAAACATTCCCGGAGGAACAATGATACATTTGAAACCTACATATCAGATTCTTACCCCTATCGATTCTGAGCATATTTTGAAACTCATTGAAGAAGTGGGAAGAACGTGCTATAAGAGCGAGGATAGAATCACTGATGATTCGTGTGTAAATTTCGTTTCAGGTATCGTGAAACGTGGTCACGAAGCAGTGATCGAACACTTTAATATTACAGTAAAACTTACTGTTGACCGTGGCGTTACACATGAAATTGTCCGCCATAGAATTGCAAGCTATGCACAGGAAAGTACACGCTATTGCAATTACGCTCAGGATAAGTTCGGCGGTGAAGTTACCTATATCGACTTAAAGGGCGGTATGGAACTCGACCCTAAAGTTTCTGCACTTGATGCTGAAACCGCATCTGAAATCTACCGTGAATGGGTTGATGCTTGCCTTGATGCAGAACGTCACTATTTCAAAATGCTCGAACTTGGTGCTTCCCCACAAATTGCAAGATCTGTGTTAAACAACTCAACAAAGTCCGAAATTTGTATCACCATGAATATGCGTGAATGGCGACATTTCTTCAAGCTCCGTACCGCTACCGCAGCTCATCCGCAGATGAGAGAGGCTGTGATTCCTCTGCTGGATGAATTCAAGAAAACCATTCCCGTTTTGTTCGATGACATCGAGTATTGATCGGAGATAAGCGTGAAAATCATC